ATGTCAGCCAAGCCGAACTTCTCGGCGGGGGCGAACACGCCTGCCCGCCATTCAGCCACGCGCCCTTCACGGGCCCGCCGTCCGTCCCATCGTGCATGGATGCAGCCTTTCCTGGCCGCCCTTGCCGAAACCTCCAATGTCAGCCGCGCCGCCAGGATCGCCGGCATCTCTACCGCCGCCGCTTACGAAGCGCGGCGCAGGAACCGCGATTTCCACCGCAAATGGCAGGAGGCGCTGTGCGAAGGCTACGACCTGCTCGAGCTGGAGCTGCTCGGCCGCCTGCGCGAAGGCGAGGTGAAGCCCGCCGCCAATGCCCGGCGCGGCGTGCGCAGCTATGAGAACGCGGTGGCGCTGCGCCTGCTGACCGCACACCGCGAAAATGCGGAGCGCCAGCACGCGGTGCGGGCCAATGTCAGCGCGGCGGAAATCCGCGCCTCGATCAATCGCAAGATCGCGGCCGTGAAGGCACGCATCGAAGCCAAGGCCGCGAAGGAGGCGACCCATGAGCCCGCAAACGACATCGACTGATCGCAGGAAGACCGATCCCGAAGCCTGGCTCATCACCAAGGGCGCCGACCCGGCGCGCGAACTTCTCAGCCGCCTGAAGAAGGAGGAACGAAACGAGTACCCTTTCCATTTCGACATCCATGCCCATCCGGGCCAGCTTCCCCCGCCCGGCGACTGGCGGGTGTGGCTGGTGCTGGCAGGGCGCGGCTTCGGCAAGACGCGTGCGGGGGCCGAATGGGTCCGTGCCGTGACCGAGGCCGATCCCGATGCGCGGGTGGCGCTGGTCGCCGCCTCGCTTTCCGAAGCGCGCAGCGTGATGGTGGAGGGCGAAAGCGGGCTGCTCGCCTGCTGCCGCTCGCCCCATCATACGCCGCGCTATGAACCGAGCCTGCACCGCCTGACCTTCCCCAACGGCGCACAGGTGTTCCTCTATTCGGCCGCCGAGCCGGAAAGCCTGCGCGGGCCCCAGCACAGCCACGCCTGGTGTGACGAGATCGGCAAATGGCCCGCCACGCAGGAACGCGCGGTCCGCGCCTGGGACAATCTCCTGCTCGGGCTGAGGCTGGGGCAGGACCAGCGGATCGTCGCCACCACCACCCCGCGCGCGGTGCCGCTGGTCCAGCGGCTGCTGGACGGGGAGGAAAGCGGGGCGACCGTGGTGACGCGCGGGACCACCGCGGACAATGCGCCCAATCTTGCGCCGGGCTTCGTCGAGACGATGCGCGGCGAATTCGGCGACACCGCGCTCGGCCGGCAGGAGCTGGACGGCGAGATGCTGGCCGAAGTGGAAGGCGCGCTGTGGAGCCGGGCGCTGCTGGAAAGCTGCCGGGAAGCGCCCCCGGATGGAAGTGGGGAGGCCGAACCGGATGCGCCCTTCACCCGGATCGTGATCGGGGTCGATCCGCCTGCCTCTGGCGCCAACACACATGCGAGTGTCAGTGCCAGAGGCAGGGCCAGCGAATGCGGGATCGTCGTCTGCGGGCTCGCCGGCCATGCGGCGGAAGGCGGCAAGGCCACGGTGCTTGCCGATTGCTCGGTCGTCGGCGCAAGTCCGGAAGGCTGGGCCCGTGCCGTGGCCCGCGCGGCGCGGGTATGGGGCGCGGACCGGGTGATCGCCGAAGCCAATCAGGGCGGCGCGATGGTGGAAAGCGTGCTGCGCGCCGCCGATTGCGCCCTGCCGGTGAAGCTGGTGCGCGCGAGCAAGGGCAAGGTCGCCCGGGCCGAACCGGTTGCCGCGCTCTATGAGGCGGGCCGGGTGCGCCATGCGGGCGTGTTCGCGGCGCTGGAGGACCAGCTTTGCGGGCTGATGACCGGTGGCGCCTATCAGGGCCCCGGCCCCTCGCCCGACCGCGCCGACGCGCTCGTCTGGGCCTTGAGCGAGCTGATGCTGCACAAGCGCAGACTGCCGCGGGTGTGGAGGTTTTAGGAGGGGGCGGAGAGGTTTGCGGCCACCCGGTTTGTGGTCGCGCCCACCCGGTTTTGTAGCCGCGCCCACCCCCTGACCCCCTCCCGCAGGCGGGAGGGGGGATATGCTTGGCCTTGCCCCCTCTCGCGGGCGGGAGGGGAATAGGTGGGGTTACGGAGTACCTCCCCTCCCGCTTGCGGGGAACGGGAATAGGTAGCGCTACGGAGTACCTCCCCTCCCGCTTGCGGGAGGGGCCGGGGGTGGGCAGAAACCGGCCATGCCAGGGCATTTCAAGCCGCGCAACACCGCCCGCGCCCGCGAATTGCGTAACACCGCGACACCTGCCGAGCGGCTGCTGTCGCGCTATCTCTGCCGCTCGCAGCTGGGCGCGAAATTCAGCCGCCAGATGCCCATCGGCCCGTTCTTCGCCGACTTCCTGTGCCGCGAGCGCCGGCTGGTCGTGGAGCTGGACGGGCATTCGCACGATGTGGCGCCGGAGCGTGACGCCGCGCGGGATGCCTGGCTGCGCAGGGCCGGCTTTCGCGTTCTGCGCTTCACCAATGACCACGTGATGGAGAACGCGGAAGCAGTGGCGATTGCCATTCGGGAGGCTCTGTAGGCGGGGTCGCCGGCTTTGTAGTTGCGCCCACCCCCTGACCCCCTCCCGCTTGCGGGAGGGGGGATACGAATAGCCTGCCCCTCCCGCGAGCGGGAGGGGATACAATTGACCTCATCCCCAGCCCCGCGCGGGAGGGGAATAGGCTTAACCCTCGGCCCTTCCGCGATGCGGGAGGGCTTTTTCATTTCAGCCAAAGGAATTTCCCATGTCCTTTCTCGACAATATCGCTTCTGCCCTGAAGGGCGGTGGCCGCGTTCGTGCGCCTTTGGCGCGCAGCTTCACTTCCCCCTGGCACTTCGCGTTCGAGCCGGCCGGGGCGCGGGCGCCGTTCGATTATCCGAGCGCGCTGCGCCGGGCCTTCCTGGAGAACCCGGTGGCCCAGCGCGCGGTGCGGCTGGTGGCCGAAGGCGTCGGCCGCGCGCCGCTGACGGCCTCCGGCGGCAAGCTGGCGCCGCTCGTCCACGCCTGCAGCGCGGGCCAGTCGCTGATCGAAACGCTGGCGGCGCATCTGTTGCTGCACGGCAATGGCTACGTGCAGATACTCAAGGATTCCTTCGGGAAGCCGGCCGAACTCTTCGCACTGAGGCCGGAGCGTGTCTCGGTGATCCCCGGGCCGGACGGTTGGCCATCCGCCTATCTCTACAAGGTGGGCGAGAAGCAGCTGACGATCCCGCTGGAGGACGAGGATGGCTGGCCCGGCATCATCCATATCAAGGCCTTCCACCCTGCCGACGATCATTATGGCGCCGGCTGCCTGGCGGCCGCGGATCAGGCAGTGGCGATCCACAATGCCGCCGCGGCGTGGAACCGCGCGCTGCTGGAGAATGCGGCGCGGCCATCGGGCGCGCTGGTGCTGGAAGGCGGCGCGGCCGAGGCGCTGAGCGCCGAGCAGTTCGAGCGGCTGCGGGCGGAACTGGCGCTGGGCTTTTCCGGCGAAGGCAATGCCGGGCGGCCGATGGTGCTGGACGGCGGGATGCGCTGGCAGGCGATGTCGATGACGCCCGCCGACATGGACTTTGCCGAGCTCAAGGCCGCGGCCGCGCGCGACATTGCCCTGGCCTTTGGCGTGCCGCCGATGCTGCTCGGCCTGCCAGGGGACAATACTTACGCGAATTACCGGGAGGCGAACCGCGCGCTCTGGCGGCTGACCCTGCTGCCGCTGGCGGGCAAGATCCTTGCCGGCATTTCCGAAGGGCTTTCCCCGTGGTTCCCCAAGGAACGGCTGGCAGTCGACCTCGACCGCATCCCCGAGCTGGCGGAAGACCGCGAGCGGCTGTGGGCGCAGGTCTCGCCTGCCGGTTTCCTCAGCGATGCGGAGAAGCGCGCAATGCTGGGCCTCGAGACTTCAGGCCTCGAAAAGGAAGGAGAGACATCATGACCGGCAATGAGATGCTGACAGGCCTGGTCGCGCAGGCCGCGCGGGAGGGCAGCGACATCGTGACCCTGCGCGCGATCGTGGAGGAAGCGAGCGATCTGGGCGCCGAGCGGATGCTGGAGCGGATCGGCCTCGCCGACGACAAGGCCCAGCGCGACCTCGACGAGCTGCGCGAGCTGCTCCAGGCGTGGCGCGATGCCAAGGCAAGCGCCTGGCGCGCCGCGGTGGACTGGGCCGTGCGCGGCCTGCTCGCCCTGCTGCTGATCGGCCTCGCAGTGCGGATGGGCGGATGGGAGCTGCTGAAATGACTACCGCAACCTGGGCCACAATGTCCGTTCGTCCTGAGCCTGTCGAACCACGCGCGCCGAACACCGCCCCGCTGCGCTTCGCCGGCTATGCCGCGCTGTTCGATGTGGCCGATGCAGCGGGAGACGTGATCCGCAAGGGGGCCTTCTCCCGCACCCTCGCGGAACGCGCGGAGCTTCCCCTGCTGTGGCAGCACGATCCCGCACGGCGGATCGGGCGGATCGAGACGCTGACGGAGGATGAGCGCGGGCTGCGCGTGATTGCCCGGATCGAAAGCGCCGGCCGCGCCGGCGCCGAACTGCTGCGCCGCGCGGTGAGCGGGCTGAGCTTCGGCTATCGCGCCCGGCAATATCGCCGCCTGCCCAAAGGCCGGCTGCTGGAGGACATCGAACTGTTCGAAGTCAGCCTCGTCACGCACCCGCTCCAGCACGGCGCGCGAGTGCATTTGATCGGCCAAAGATCCTCCCCTGCAAGGGGAGGTGGCAGCCCGCAGGGCTGACGGAGGGGTGTAACCACTAGCGCTGACACCCCTCCACCGTCCTTCGGACGGTCCCCCTCCCCCTGTGGGGGAGGACCTTGATTACCCCCAGCCGCCTCCGGGCGGCTTTTTTTGTGCCTGAACCATTTGAAACGAAAGGAAATACAGATGGAAAATACCGATAACATGCAGGTCGAGACCGAGGTGCTGGCCGCCTCTTTCGATATCGTCGCCCGCCAGGATGAAGCCGAAAAGGCGATCGGAGCCCTGCGCACCGATGTCGACGACGTGAAGGCCCGGCTGGACCGGGTCAGCCGTGCCGCCGCGCGCCCGGTGCTCGGCGGCCTTGCGGGCGGAGGGGTAGCCAGCCCCGAGGTCAAGGGCTTCGTCGATGCCTATCTCCGACGCGGCAGCGAGGTGGAAGTCAAGGCGCTGCATGGCGGGGTTCCGGCGGAAGGCGGCTATGCCGTCCCGCGCGAGATCGACGCGATGATCGCCGGCCAGCTCAAGGAAATCAGCCCGATCCGCCGCCTGGCGCAAGTGGTGCAGGTGGGGAGCGCGGGCTACCGCAAGCTCGTCGCCACCGGGGGCACGGCCTCGGGCTGGGTGAGCGAGACCGCCGCCCGGCCGGAGACCGACACTCCGCAATTCGAGGAGATCGCCCCGCCTTCGGGCGAGCTTTACGCCAATCCGGCGGCGAGCCAGGCGATGCTGGACGATGCCGCCTTCGACCTCGAGGCCTGGCTGGCAAGCGAGATCGCCACGGAATTCGCCCGGGCGGAAGGCGCGGCCTTCGTGAACGGCACCGGGGCGAACCAGCCGCGCGGGTTCCTGTCGGCGCCGGCCTCGCTCGCCGCTGATGGCGCGCGGCCCTTCGGCACGCTGCAATATGTCGCAAGCAGCGATGCGGAAGGTTTGGGCGACGTCATAGGGCTCGTGCTGATCGACCTCGTCCACGCGCTGAAGGCCGGACACCGGCAGGGCGCGAGCTGGCTGATGAACAGTTCGACCCTGGCGAAGATCCGCAAGGTCAAGACTACCGACGGCGCCTTTCTGTGGCAGCCCGGCCTGGTGGAGGGGCAGCCGGACCGGCTGCTCGGCTATCCGGTGGTCGAGGCGGAGGACATGCCCGATGTCGCGGCGGGAGCCTTCCCGATCGCTTTCGGCAATTTCCGCGCCGGCTATCTGATCGCGGAACGCAGCGCGACCACGATCCTGCGCGATCCCTACACCAACAAGCCCTTCGTCCACTTCTACGCCACCAAGCGCGTGGGCGGGCAGGTGCTCGATTCAGAGGCGATCAAGCTGCTGAAGATCGAGGCGTAGAGACGAGGCCTTCCCCGGAAGGGGAGTGCGAGCGGAGGCGCAGCTTCCGCTCGTTTCCTGTTTTCGCCTCAAACGCCGGCGCGCGCCATCCGGGGCCTTTGGCTTTCCTCCGCAGCTACGCTGCTCCGGGCGCGCATTCGCGCTTGCGGTCCGCTGGTCGCGGACCGGACCACACTTGTCTGCGGCGTCGCGAGTGCCCCGGGCTGCGACCAGCAGCCCGCAAGGCCGAACGGCCGCCCGCAGCGCCCGGAGGGCGCGAGGATAGCCAAGCGGGCGGATGCCCGCGCCGGCGCCTGAGGCTCATCAAAGGACACTTTCATGACACGGACAATCCTTGTGCCGCCCGCCTTTCCGGCGGCGGCGCTGGGCCAGCTCAAGCAATGGCTGGCCATCACCACCGATGCGGAGGACGAAGCGCTTGGCGCGCTGATCCGCTCCGCCCTGGAAATCTGCGAAGCCTTCACCGGGCACATGCTGCTGGAGGCCGAATGCGAGGAGATCCTGCCCGCCTGCCGGGGCACATGGCAGAACCTCTCCAGCCGCCCGGTGCAGGCAATCCTCGGCGCGGAAGGCATTCCGCCGGAAGGGGCGCGTTACCCGCTTGCCGCCGATACCTATGCAGCCGAGCTTGAGGCCGATGGCAGCGCGAAATTCCGCCTGCTCCACCAGGGAACGGCCGGGCGGATCGCGCTGCGCTACACCGCGGGGCTCGCGGCAGACTGGGAGGCATTGCCGGAAGCGCTGCGCCACGGCGTGATCCGCCTCGCCGCGCATATGTACCGCCTGCGCGCCGACGATGGCGCCCCGCCCCCGCCGGCCGCGGTGATCGCCTTGTGGCGGCCATGGCGCCGCTATCACCTGCTGTGAGCCGGGCGATGATCGAAGGCAGGCTTACCCCAGCAGGCGGCACCTTCGCCCGCCGTCTCGCGCGGCATGCCGCTGCGATCGCTTCGGCCAGGGCGGAAAGCCGTCGGCGCGCCCGGCGCGGCGATCCGCTGCGCTGGCGGCTGGCGCGGCTGCTCTGGCCGACATTCGCGAAAGGGCCCTGACGATGGAAACGCTGCTGCGCGGCGCGTTGCTCGATTGGCTGCGCGCCGACCCCGCGCTCGCTGCGCTCAACTCGATAACCGAGGAAGCGCCGGTCGCCGCTTCCCCGCCCTGGCTGGGCATCGCGGCAAGCGCCAGCACCGACTGGAGCGTGAAAGGCCGCAAGGGGCGGGAAATCCGCCTGGCGCTGGAGCTTCACTGCCGAAGCGACGACCCGGCCACCGCCGGCGATCTCGCCCGCGCGGTGGAGAGACGGATCGAGGCCATGCCGCGCGCCCAGCCGGGCTTCGAAATCGCGAACGTGCAATTCCTGCGCGCCCGCGCCGAGCGCCGCGCGAACAATATCCGCGCGGTGCTGATCGAATACCGCTTCCGCCTGCTGGCGGGAGCCTGATCTCAACTTTCAACTCAATCGGAGATATCATCATGCCTGCACAAAAGGGCTCTGCCTTCCTGCTCAAGATCGGCGATGGCGGCAGCCCGCCTGCCTATGAAACCGTCGCCGGCCTGCGCACCACGCAGATGTCGATCAATGGCGAAGCCGTGGTCGTCACGAACAAGGATTCGGGCGGCTGGCGCGAATTGCTTTCGGGCGCGGGGACGCGCTCCGTCTCGGTCAGCGCCTCGGGGATCTTCCTCGGCAGCAATGCCGAAGCGGCAATCCGCACCCACGCACTCGCCGGCACGCTGGAGGCCTATGAGCTGTCCTTCGAGGATGGCGAGAAGCTGCAGGGCCGCTTCCTGATCCAGCGGCTCGACTACGCCGGGGACTTCAATGGAGAGCGCAATTACACGCTCAGCCTCGAAAGCTCCGGTCCGGTGGTGGCGGCATGACCCGCCCGGCCAATCCCTTGCGCGGGGAAGCCGCGCTGATCGTCGCCGGCATTCCCCGCCTGCTGCGCCCGAGCTTCGATGCCCTGGTCGCCGCGGAGGAAGAGCTCGGCCCGCTTTTCGCGCTGGTCGAGCGTGCCGGCCAGGGCGAGCTGCGCCTTTCCGAGATTGCCGCGCTGTTCTGGCACTGCATGGCGGAGCGCGGCGCCCTCACCCGCGAAGATGTGGGCGAGGCGGTGCTCGCCATCGGGCTGGCCGAGGCGGCCAAGCCGCTGCGCGTGCTGCTGGGCGAGATCCTGAGAGGCCGGGGGTGAGCGGCCGCTTTGCCGAGAGCGCGGCGCGGCTCTCCGGGCTGGTGCCGCGCCTCACCGGCTGGCCGCCCGGCACCTTCTGGCAATCCACGCCATCGGAACTGGCCGCGCTGCTGGGGAGCAATGCCAGCGGAGAGGCCGCCCCGCTGACGCGCGGAGAACTGGAACATTTGATGGAGCGCGAAAGCGATGAGCGAATTTGCAGATGACGAAGTGGAAAGCCTGCTGGTGGCGGTGCGCGCCGATACGCGCGGTTTTGCCGCGGATATGGAGGCAATGCGCGGCAGTTTCGATGCCAGCCTGTTGAGCGGGTTCGAGCGCGCGGGAAGCGTGCTGGAGCGCGGACTGCTCGGCGCGATCCGGCGCGGCGGGATCGGCTTCGAGGATTTGAGGCGCGTCGCGCTCTCGGCGCTGGAAGACATCGCCGCCCAGGCGGTGAAGGTCGGCCTCGGCTCGGCAGGTTTCGGCTCTGGCGGGCTGGGTGCGGTCGCGGCCAGTGCGCTGGGCGGTCTGCTGGGTCTTCCCGGGCGCGCCACGGGCGGGCCTGTCTCGCCCGGCAGCGCCTATGTGGTGGGCGAGCGCGGGCCGGAGCTGTTCGTGCCGACCAGCGCCGGGCGTGTCGAGACCGCACAGGCTCCGCCGCGTGAGGTGCGCGTGGCGATTCAGCTTTCCACCCCGCGCGGCAGCTCCGCACCCACCGCGCTGCGGCGCTCCGCAAGGCAGGTGGCGAGCTCCGTGCGGCGGGCGCTTTTGTCTTAGCCTCAGGCGCCGGCGGGGCCATCCGGCCCCTTGGCTATCCTCGCGCCTTGCAGTCGCTGCGGGCGGCCATTCGGCCTTGCGGGCCGCGCTGCGGCCCGGTGGTTCGCTTGAGCCTCAGGCGCCGGCGGGGCCATCCGCCTACTCGTCATCCCGGAAGCCGATCTCCTCGAAATCTCCGATTTCGCAAGGAGATCGAGCTGTCCGGGATCCAGCTTCCGCGTGCCACCCGAAGAATAGCGGGATCCCGGAAATGCAAGACTTCCCAGCGAAAGCCAGGCGGCTTTCGGGGAAGCCTAGCATCCGGGATGACTGTTTCTCATCGCCCCAGCCTCCGTTCGTCCTGAGCCTGTCGAGGCCTGTCCTGAGCGGCTGCTGCAAGCAGCCAGCCGAAGGGGACGCAGGCGGCGCTTCCCGTTGAAAACCCCTCGTCCGTGACGGACTTCATCCAAAGGAACACCCCATGTCATTCTGGCTTGCAACACAGCGCCGGGGCCAGGCCGCGGACTGGATCCAGCGCTTCGATCCGCGCTTCTGGACCGTCAACTTCCCGCGCCCGATGATGGCGAGCGTCGTCACCACCGGCGTCGATTCACTGCGCGTGGATGCTGAGTTCCACAACACGGACGAGCTCGCCGGGCTCATCTGGGAGAGCGAGGATACGCTCGACCATCCGCTGCTCTCCTACGAAACCAGCCGCGACTATTCGCGCACCGTGCTGCGCTTCCGCTGGCGCTCGGGAGGGATCCTCCCGCTCGACGCAGTGCATGGCCCGACGCTGACGATCGAAGGGCGCGACGCCGAAGGCACCGCGCGCAGCTGGTTCGTGCGGCTGTGGAATTATGCCACCGGCTCCCCCGAAGACGCCGAAATCGTGCTGCCCTTCTCCGCCCTTTCCGGCGGCTGGGACATCGCGGGCGATCCCCAGCCGGTCCATCCAGCCGATATAGACCGGATGTTCCTCTCGCTCGCGCCGCCGGGCTACGATCCCGCGCTTGAGCCCGCCGAGCGGCTGCCCGCGCGGGTGGATGGCTGGCTGGAGCTGACCGGCATCACCTGCGAAGGGCACCGCCCGATGCTGGAGATCGGCGATGCGATGCTGCCGCCGCACGATATCCGGATCGCGACCGCCTATGACGATGGCTACAACCAGACGCCGGCGCGCATCCTGCGCTCGGTCCGTCATCTCGGCTATCGCGAGCGGATCGTGCATTATGTCGGGATGAGCCATTTCCCCCGGCTGGTGCCGGATGGCTCCGCGCTTCTCGCCGATCCCGCGGGCACGATCTGCACCCCGGCGCGCGCCTGGCATGCAAATTACTTCGCGCTCTGCACGGCGCAGGGTTACCGGCCGGTGGCCTCGCTTTCCTATGAGCTGCTGGCCGAGCATTGCCCCGCCGCCTGGCAGCAACGGGCGCATGATGGGGAGGCTGCGCGAACCGGGTGGGACCCGCCTTCCGCCCTGCTCTCGCCCGCCAATCATGCGGCGATGAGCTGGCTGCGGAATGTCGCCGCCGGCTTCGTCTCGTTGCAGAAGGAGGCAGGCCTGCCGGTGCAGTTCCAGATCGGCGAGCCCTGGTGGTGGACCATGGCCGATGGCCGCATCTGCCTTTACGACGATGCGGCGAAAGCGGCGCTGGGCGGCGACCCTCCGGTGATCGAGGATATGCGCTCGGACCTCGATCCGGCGCAGATCGCGCTGCTGGATGCGGCAGGCACGCTGCTCGCCCAGAGCACTGCCGATCTCACATCCGCGATCCGCGCGGCCGCAGGCCCCGCCGGTGCGGAGGTGCTGCTGCTGGCCTTCACGCCGACCATCCTCGATCCGTCCATGCCGGAACTCGTGCGCGCCAACATGCCGCAGGAGTGGGCCTGGCCCGCCTTCGACCGGTTGCAGCTGGAGGATTATGACTGGCTGACCTCCGGCGCCGAAGCGCTGCGCCGGTCCGCCTATGCCACGGTGCAGGCCCGGCTGAAATACCCACTTGAAAGACAAGACTATTTTGCCGGCTTCGTGCTGCAGTCGGACGATGCAGAGAGCTATTGGCGCCGCATCGATGCCGGGCTGGAGGAAGCCGCCCGGCGCGGGATCACCGAACGTTTCGTCTGGGCGCTGCCCGAGATTGCGCGCGACGGCTTCACCCGGATGCCGCCCATGAAAGGAGATGACATGCAAGCTTTCGACGATGTGCCTTACCCGCTCGCGCTGGGCCGCGACGCAGGGGTAAGCCCGGAATTCTCGACCTCGGTGATGGTCACGGCCTCGGGGCATGAGCGCCGTTCCAGCCTGTGGAGCGATGCGCGGCTGCGCTTCGACGCCGGGCCCGGCATCCGCAGCGAGGCGGAGCTGGGCGTGCTGATCGCCTTCTTCCGCGCCCGGCGCGGTGCGGCGCGCGGATTCCGGCTGACCGATCCTTACGATTTCAGCTCCAACGGCATGACCGGCACGCCGACCATGCTGGACCAGATCATCGGCACGGGAGACGGGCTGACCGCCAGCTTCCGCCTGGTCAAGAATTATGGCTCGCCAGGCGATCCGCAGATCCGCCCGATCACTCGCCCGCGGGCCGGGACGGTGAAGGTCAGCGTGGACGGCGCGCAGACCTCCGCATGGACGCTCGAACCGGGCGGAATGGTAGTGCTCGCCGCCGCCCCTCCGCCGGGCGCGATCGTGCGTGCCGGCTTCCTGTTCGACGTGCCGGTGCGCTTTGCGGAGGACCGGCTCGACATCACCGGCGCGGCCTTCGCCGCCGGCGAAGCGCCAAGCGTGCCCCTGATCGAGATCCGGGAGGCGTCATGAGCAGGATCTTCTTCAGGCAGGAGCTGGAAGGTGTCGCAACCTTCTGGCGGATAGAGCGCACGGACGGCGCGGCGTTGGGCTTCACCAGCCATGACCGCGATTTGTGGTTCGACGGGCTGCTCCACCGCGCCGCTCCGGGCATGCTGCCATCCGCGATCCGCCGCAATGCCGGCCTCGAGCTCGACAGCGCGGAAATCGATGGGGCGCTCACTCACGATACGCTTTCGGATGCCGATCTCGCCGCCGGGCGCTTCGACGGCGCAAGCATCGCCGTGGGCATCGTCGACTGGGAAACGCTGGAGCATGCCGTCCTCTACCGGGGAACGGTGGGAGCGATTTCGCAGGAGGGCAGAGCCTTCTCCGCCGAAATGCGCTCGGCCAAGGCAGCGCTGGAGGCCGATCCGGTGCCGCGCACCAGCCCTACATGCCGGGCCCTGTTCTGCGGCCCCGGCTGCACGCTGAGCGCGGCGCGCTTCACGCATGAAGCGCAGATTCTTTCAGTCGACCCGGAGGAAAACCGTGTCCGTTTCACCGGCGGACCTGCCCCGACGCAGATGCGCGATGGCAGCCTGCGCTGGATCGACGGGCCGCAGGCGGGCCTCACAATGCGCGTGGTGGAAGCAGGCGATGCGGGCCTGCTGCTCGACATCGCGCTCGATCCCGCACTGGAGCCGGGCGCGCGCGCATTGCTGCGCGAGGGATGCGATCATACGCTGGCGACCTGCAGCGCGCGTTTCGGCAATGCGGCGAACTTCCAGGGCGAGCCCTTCCTGCCGGGCAATGACCTGCTCGCCCGCTACCCGATTTCAAGCTCATGACCGGGAATTCTTCGGCACTCGCCCGCGCGGCCGAGGATCTGGTGGGAGCGCGCTTTCGCCTCCATGGGCGGGATCCCGCCACCGGGCTCGATTGCGTGGGGCTGGTGGAGGCAGCGCTCAAAGCAATCGGCCGCGAGGTGGAGGCCCCGCGCGGCTACGCCCTGCGTAACAGCGATATTCGCGCAGCCCTCGCCGCCGCACCGCTCGCGGGCCTGCGTCAAGTGGAAGGGAAGCCGCAGGAAGGCGACGTGCTGCTCGTGCGCAGCGGCCCGGCGCAGCACCACCTCCTCATCGCGGCGGCCGGCGACCGGTTCGTCCATGCCCATGCGGGCCTGCGCCGCGTGGTCGCCACCCCCGGCCCGCTTCCCTGGCCAGCACTGCGCCACTGGCGCCTGGCTGAAAAAGAAAGCTGAACATCATGGCTACCTTGCTTCTCACTGCCGTCGGCACATTGGTCGGCGGCCCGATCGGCGGCGCCATTGGCGCGCTTGCCGGCCGGCAGATCGATCACGCGATCATCGGCTCATCCCGCCGCGAAGGGCCGCGCCTGCAGGAACTGCAGGTCACGACCTCCAGCTACGGCACGCCCATTCCGCGCCATCACGGGCGCACGCGCACGGCCGGGACGCTGATCTGGGCAACGGAGCTTTCCGAGAGCAGCGAAAGCACGGGCGGCAAGGGTCAGCCGAGCGTTACCCTCTACAGCTATGCCGCGAGCTTCGCGGTCGCGCTTTCAAGCCGCCCGATCCAAAGCATCGGGCGCATCTGGGCGGACGGCAATCTGCTGCGGGGCGAAGGGGGCGACCTCAAGGTCGGCGGCACGCTGCGGATCTATGATGGGCATGGCGACCAGCCCGTCGACCCGCTGATCGCATCCGACATGGGCGGCGATTGCCCGGCGTTCCGCCACACCGCCTATGCCGTGTTCGAGAATCTGCAGCTCGCCGACTTTGGCAATCGCATTCCGGCGCTGACCTTCGAGATCATCGCCGACGGGGCCGATGACGGCGAGGTGGGCATGGCCGAGCTCCTCGAGCCGTTGGCCGGGCAGGTCGCCACCGACCGCGCGCTTGCGGGGCTTCAGGGCTTCAGCATCGGGGGCAAGCTGTCGGATATGCTGGCATCGCTCGGCGCCGCCTGGCCGATCGCGCTCAGCGCCGGGAATGAAGGGCTGGCCGTTCGAGCCGCCGACCTGGTGCCGGAAGAACCGCCGCTGCTTCCGCCGCCAGCTGCCGCAGGGGACGTGGACGCTTTCGGCCAATCGATAGGGGCCCGCCGCAGCCGGGGCTCCGCGGGCGCCGTGATCCCGGTGGCGCTGCGTTATTACGACCTCGCCCGCGATTACCAGCCCGGCCTCCAGCGCGCGGATGGCCGCGCGACACCCGGCCTGGGCGAGGTGATCGAGCTGCCTGCCACACTCGACGCCGGCGAGGCGCGAGCATTGATCAACGCCGCCGCCGAGCGTGCGGGCTGGGCCCGCGAGAGGCTTGCCTGGCGTCTGGCCGAACTGGATCCGGCGCTGGGCCCTGGGAGCATTGTCCGCGTTCCGGACATGCCCGGGCTGTGGCGCGTTTCCGATTGGGAATGGCGCGAATTCGGAGTGGAGCTGGAACTGCTGCGCCTGCCTAGAGGACCAGCGCGGCAGCCGGCGGCCGATTCCGGCAGCGTGCTTGCACCGCCCGATCTGGTGGCCGCACCAACCATATTGCGAGCCTTCGAACTGCCCTGGGACGGCCTGGGCGCCAGCGATACGCCGCGGGTATTCGCGGCACCCAGCTCCGCCGGCGCCGGTTGGAGCGGCGCCGCGCTCTATGCCGATCGTGGCGGACAATTGCATCCGCTGGGAGGAAGCGGCTCTCGCCGTTCCATCCTCGGCGAGGTGCTCGGCGCGGTGCCCGGGTCCCCCGCGCTTCGGCTGGAGCGGAGCGCTTCGCTCGTCGTGAAACTGGTGGCGGAGGATCTCGCGCTTAGCGGCTCGACGCCCGAAGGGCTCGCCAACGGCGCGAACCGTGCGCTGGTGGGAAGCGAGGTGATTCAGTTCCTGGGCGCCGTTCCGCTTGGCCAGGGGCGCTGGCGCCTTGAAGGTTTGCTGAGGGGGCGCGGAGGGACCGAGCATGCCGCTCAGGCCGGCCATCTGGCGGGCACCGCCTTCATCCTGCTGGACGGAACGCCAATCGCGCTCGATCCTGCGAAGGTCGGCCCATCCAGCGGAACTTCCATCGTCGCCATAGGGTTGGGTGACGCGGGCCCAGTCATCGCCCCCATTGCAAACCCCAACCTCAGCCTGCGGCCGCTTGCTCCTGTGCATCCTCATGCCGCGCGCCTGTCCGATGGCGGCCTTCTGCTCCGGTGGACCCGCCGTGCACGCGGCGCATGGGCCTGGCCGGATGAAGTGGATGCGCCGCTCGTCGAACAGCTCGAAACCTATCGCGTCGGCCTCGGGCCAGCGGAGGCGCCGATCCTCTCATGGCAGGTGGCGGAGCCGAAGCTTTCGGTCGATGCCGCAACCCTTTCGGCGCTGAAGAGCGCCCACCCGGGCGCGGCCTTCTGGGTCCGCCAGATCGGCAGCTTCGCCCAATCGGATGCGCTGCTTCTTACTACCTTACCCTGAACATTCCGGAGAAACGATATGTCCGATCCCATTACCTTTGTTTCGACCAGCCCCCGCTACGAACTGCCTTTGCTTTTCGCCGGCCAGAGCCAGAAAGAGTTCTTCGTCAACGAAGCACATGCGCGGCTGGATGCATTGCTTCACCCTGCAGTCGAGGGAGAAACCAACGATCCTCCCGCCTCTCCTGCGGAAGGAGAGTGCTGGCTTGTAGCAGACGCTCCCACCGGCGCTTGGGAAGGCCATGCCGGCTCGCTCGCCTGCTGGTCCGCGAATGATTGGCTCTTCATCGCGCCGCGTGCGGGTATGCGCCTGTACGACCTGTTGAGCGGCCAGATGCGCCTTTACCGTGGCGGTGCCTGGAGCATCGCAGAGCCGCCCACGGTCCCTTCGGGCGGCACGATGGTGGATGCCGAAGCACGTGCCGCGATCGCCGGGCTCCGGGCGGCTTTGGCCGCGGCGGGGATTGTTCCCGGTTAGGGGGAGAAATCGAAGCGCTCTTGCGTTACGGTTGAAATCCAAAAGATGAGGAGAGAACCA